CAAGATGCGGTCATTAAGTCCAAGAAGGCGGACGGCAGGATCATCTTCCAGGGCATGCAGAACCACACAGCCGACAGCATAAAATCTCTCGAGGGATACGACCGTGCTTGGGTCGAGGAGGCGCAGAGCCTGAGCCAGACAAGCCTAGACCTGCTCCGGCCAACGATCCGCAAGCCTGGCAGTGAACTGTGGTTCACGTGGAACCCCCGCCAGGCCAGCGACCCGGTGGACCTGCTGCTGCGCGGCCCAACGCCGCCGAAGGACGCGACCGTCATCCGCGTGAACTATGCCGACAACCCGTGGTTTCCAAGCGTCCTCAAGGACGAGATGGAGTACGACAAGCGGCGCGACCCGGACAAGTACCAGCACGTTTGGCGTGGCGAGTACCTGCAGAACAGCCAGTCTAGGGTATTCAGGAACTGGCGCATCGAGGACTTCGACGCCCCGCCTGACGCGATCCACCGGCTCGGCGCGGACTGGGGGTTCTCGGTTGACCCGACCACGCTGGTGCGCTGCCATATAATTGGGCGAACACTGTACATCGACTTTGAAGCCTACATGGTGGGCTGCGAGATCGTCAACACGCCAGAGCTGTTCATGCAAGTGCCAGAGGCCGAGAAGTGGCCCATCGTGGCCGACAGCGCCAGGCCGGAGACGATCAGCCACATGCGGCGAAACGGGTTCCCTAAGATCATGACGGCGGTCAAAGGGCCGCGCTCGGTCGAGGAAGGCATCGAGTTTTTGAAGAATTACACTATCGTCGTGCATCCTCGGTGTACGCACACGATTGACGAGTTGACGCTTTACAGCTATAAGACTGACCCATTGACAGGCAAGATTCTGCCCGTGCTTGAGGACAAGAAGAACCACGTGATTGACGCGCTTAGGTATGCTTGCGAAGCGGTGCGGCGTGCAAATACAGTAAAACCGCAGACCGTCATCCCTTTGGCGACCGTCAGCAAATGGTGAGGAACTAAGATGGCCAGAATGTCCAACGATCAACGCATTGCCAACCTGCACACCGAGGCGCTGGCGCAGTTCAACGACATTCAGAGCGCGATGCGCGACGAGCGCTTGCAGTGCCTGCAGGATCGGCGCTTCTATTCGCTCTCCGGCAGCCAGTGGGAGGGCCCGCTCTGGGACCAGTTCGAGAACAAGCCCAAGTTTGAGGTGAACAAGATTCACCTGTCCGTGATCCGCATCATCAACGAGTACCGGAACAACCGCATCACGGTGGATTTCGTCAGCAAGGACGGCGAGGAGAACGACAAGCTGGCCGACGTTTGCGACGGCCTGTACCGCGCTGACGAGAACGATTCGGTGGCGAACGAGGCTTACGACAACGCCTTCGAGGAGGCGGTCGGTGGCGGGTTCGGGGCCTGGCGGCTGCGCACCGCCTACGAAGACGAGGAAGACCCGGAAGATGATCGGCAGCGCATCAAGATCGAGCCGATCTTCGACGCCGATAGCTCGGTGTTCTTCGACCTCGGCGCCAAGCGACAGGACAAGTCAGACGCCAAGTATTGCTTCGTTGTCACCAGCATGACCCGCCAGGCGTACAAGGACACCTGGGGCGATGATCCGACCGACTGGCCCAAGATCATCCATCAGTACGAGTTCGACTGGTGTACGCCTGATGTGGTCTACGTGGCCGAATACTTTAAGGTTGAGGAAAAGAGCGAGACCATCCGCATTTTCCAGACCATCACCGGCGAGGAGGAGCGCTACAGCCAGGCCGACTTCTCCAACGACGATACGCTCGAGGAAACCCTGCTCGCGGTCGGCAGCCTAGAGGTGCGCCAGAAGCGCGTCAAGCGCAAGAAGGTCCGCAAGTACGTCATGTCAGGCGGCAAGGTGCTCGATGACGCCGGGTACATCGCCGGCAAGTGCATCCCGATTGTTCCGGTCTTCGGCAAGCGTTGGTTCGTGGACAACATCGAGCGCTGCATGGGTCACGTGCGCCTGGCCAAGGACGCCCAGCGCCTGAAGAACATGCAACTTTCCAAGCTCGGCGAGATCAGCGCCTTGTCATCGGTCGAGAAGCCGATACTGGTGCCCGAGCAGGTCGCTGGCCATCAGATGATGTGGGCCGAGGACAACCTCAAAGACTATCCGTACCTGCTCATCAACCCGGTCACCGACCAGAACGGCAACCAGGCCATCAGCGGGCCAGTCGCCTACACGAAAAGCCCCAACATCCCGCCCGCTATGGCGGCACTGCTCCAGATCACCGAAACCGACATGCAAGATATCTTGGGCAATCCCCAAGGCGCGGACAAGATGGTAAGCAACGTCTCCGGCAAGGCCGTCGAGATGATCCAGGCTCGCGTGGACATGCAGACCTTCATCTACATGTCCAACTTTGCCAAGGGAATGAAGCGCTGCGGCGAGATTTGGCTGTCGATGGCAAAGGACGTCTACACCGAGAGCAAGCGGCGCATGAAAACGCTTACCCAGACTGGCGAGACCGACATTGTGGAGTTGATGCAGCCGACGATTGACCAGGAAACTGGCGAGATGGTCATGGCCAACGACCTCGGCGCGGCCGCGTTTGACGTCAACGTTGACGTTGGCCCATCGAGCAGCAGCAAGAAGGCCGCCACGGTGCGAGCCTTGACCGGCATGCTCCAGATCACCCAAGACCCCGAGACGGCGCAGGTATTGGGCGCTATGGCGATGATGAACATGGAAGGAGAAGGCATCGAGGATGCGAATTCGTACTTCCGCAAGAAACTCCTGCGCATGGGCGTTGTCCAGCCAACCGACAAGGAGAAGGAAGAGCTCATGGCAGAAATGCAGAACACGCCGCAAGACCCGAACACCATGTACCTGCAGGCCGCAGCCGCCAACGAAGAAGCCAAGGCCGCCAAGGCGCGGGCCGATACGGTCGAGACCATCGCCAACTCGGAGCTTCGGAGGGCTCAGACTCTTGAGACGCTCGGCAAGGTCGACGAGTCCGCCCAGAACATGGCGATCACCAACGCCGAGGCCGTCCAACGGATGATCCAGGGCCAAGGCGCGTGATCTATTGTCAGATGCTCTAAAATAGTTCAGAATGTATCAACGGCATCCGCCCAGCCGTTCTAAATGGGTGAGTTTGATGGGGTCAAAATGAAGCAGGCAGATATTGGAGAGGACGACCAAGACACTGGCGTTATTGAGGACGACACCGAGGACAGCAGCAATCCAGTTGCCGACCAGGAGGAGTCTGATGATGCCGAGGAGGAGGTTGTAGTATCCATCGGGGAGGAAGCGCCGCCTCCCGAGGAACAGACTCACGCACCGGAATGGGTTCGCGAGCTGCGCAAGTCACACCGAGAACTGCAGCGTCAGAACCGCGATCTGCAAGCCAAGCTACAAACCACGCAGACTGAGACCAAACCGGTCACGCTGGGGAAAAAGCCAACGCTTGAGGACCACGATTACGACGCGGACAAGTTTGAAGTAGCACTGTCGGATTGGTTTGATCTGAAAAGAAAAGCCGCTGATGTAAGTGCCAGGCAAGAGGCTGAAGTTATGACTCAGCAGAAGGCCTGGCAGTCCAAGCTGGACAGCTACGGTAAGGCGAAAGCCGAACTGCGAGTGAAGGATTTTGAAGACGCCGAGGCCGTGGCCCAGGAACTCTTCAGCATCACCCAGCAAGGCGTTGTGCTACAAGGTGCCGAGAATCCGGCACTGGTGATTTACGCACTCGGCAAGAACCTGAAGAAGGCGAAGGAGCTATCCGAGATTACAGACCCCGTGAAGTTTGCTTTTGCGGTAGCGAAACTGGAGAAGGACTTAAAAGTGACGAACCGCAAAGCAGCCCCGCCGCCCGAGAAAATCGTGTCAGGAACTGGCCGATCATCAGGAGCGGTGGACTCAACCCTAGAACGTCTGCGAGCAGAAGCGGAGAAGACTGGCAACATGACCAAAGTCATCCAGTACAAAGCGCAAAAGCGAGCGGCATCCAAATAGTTTCAATCTAAGGATTTATCATGAGCAATTCATTCTCAAAAGAAGAGCGCGTCGCGTTCGAAGACATTCTTGAAGGCTTCCAGGACTTGCTGGTTCTGTCGCGCCACGTCTCGGTCTACAACACCGACCAGACGATGATGGCTCGTACCAACGACACCATCTGGCGTCCGATGCCTTACATTGCCCAGTCGCAAACCAGCGCACCCGGCACGCCCGTCACCTATCAGAACATGACTCAGTTGTCGGTTCCCAGCACCATCGGCTTTAGCCAAACGGTGCCTTGGACCATGACAACCCTCGACCTGCGCGATGCGCTGCAAGAGGGCCGCCTGGGCGAGAGCGCGAAGCAGAAGTTGGCCAGCGATATCAACGTGGCGATCATGAACACTGCAGCCGCTCAGGGCACGCTGGTGGTTCCGATCGTTGGCGCCGCCGGCGACTATGACGACGTGAGCCTGTGCGACACGATCATGAACGAGCAGGGCGTGCCTGACTACGACCGCTTCCTGGGCCTGTCAAGCCGCGATTACAACGGCATGGCCGGCAACCTGGCGGTGGCGACTCGCTCCTTCGGCAACCCGAAATCTAACCTCGCTTACGAGCGTAACCAAGTCGGGATGGTCGCGGGCTTTGATACCTACAAGTTCGACTACGCCAACCGCATCGCCGTGGCAGCTGGTGGCGTAACCACCATTGACACTACCGGCGCCCAGGCTCAGTACGTGCCACAGGCTACCTCGACCTCGGTCGGCGGCCAGATCAACGTGGACAACCGCTACCAAACCGTTACCGTGTCCAACTCGGCTGGCGTTGTGGCTGGTGATGCGTTCACGATTGATGGTATCTACGCGGTGCATCACATCACCAAAGAGGACACCGGCCAGCTCAAAACTTTCCGCGTCATTAGCGTTCCCGCCGGTGGCGTGACCTTGGTCATCAGCCCTCCGATCATTGCAGCCACGGCACCGGCCACCGATGCTGAACTGCAGTACAAGAACGTTCAGCTGGTTACCGCAGGCGGCGCTGCGGCACTGAACTGGCTCAACACTGGAGCCTCGGCGATCAACGTCTTCTGGCAAAAGGACTCGCTGGAAATCCTGCCAGGCCGTTACGCCATCCCGTCCGATGCTGGCACCGCAGTGATGCGTGCCACCACCGACCAGGGCGTGGAACTGGTGATGCAGAAGTTCTACGACATTGACAGCATGATTATCAAGTACCGCCTTGATACCTTGTTCGGTGTTGTGAATAAACAGCCGGAAATGTCAGGTATACTTTTGTTTAATCAATAATTAAACAAGATAATACCGCTTAGTGTGCTATCATGCTCTTGAGTCAAATCATGAGCATGATATGTACATTCTCTAAGGAAGAATTGCCATGCCCCTAAAAAAAGGCTACTCCGAAAAGTCGATCTCTAAAAACATCGGCAAAGAGATGAAGGCAGGGATGCCCCAGAAGCAAGCCATCGCCGTTGCGCTATCTACCGCAAGGACTGCTGCAATGAAGGCCGGCAAGCCCGGTAAAGCCCCGGCAAAGGCCAAGAAATGAAAGACGGTCTCTACTCCAACATTCAGGCCAAGCGCAAGCGCATTGCAAGCCAGAAGGCCGCAGGCAAGACGCCTGAGCGTATGCGCAAACCCGGCGCCGAAGGCGCACCAACAAAGGCCGCATTCATTGCATCTGCAAAAACAGCCAAGCCCATGAAGGCCAAGAAGTAATGCAACTCCCGGCCATGCTGTACCAGTCGCCAGGGCAAATCCCAAAGCCTGGCGGCACTGGCACCTACAAGATCATCGGCGTGCAGACCCAAGAGCAGGCCGACGCTATGCTGGCAGCCGGCTGGTTTGCATCATCCGATGAAGCTATCATCGCTGCTGGCGACAAGGCCAGCGGCCCGGTTAAGATCAAGTCCAAGTGGCTGCGCAAGCCGGTCAAGAAGCACAAGCCGTCAAAGCCGCTAGACTGGCGCGAGCTGGCCAAGGCGGCAGCACCAGCCCCGAAGGATGACGCGCCACCGACGCGGCAAGAGCTTGAGCTCAAGGCGCGAGAGCTAGACATTCGCTTCGACGGTCGCACGCCGGACAGAAAGCTGGGACAATTGATCCAGCACCGAATCACAGGAGTCTGAGCAATGGGATGGACCAAGCGCCAGTTCGTAACGCAGGCCTTCGAGGAAATCGGGCTGGCGTCCTACGTCTTTGATCTCACGCCGGAGCAACTCGACAGCGCTCTGCGCCGACTCGATACCATGATTGCATCGTGGAATGCACTCGGCATCCGCTTGGGCTACCCGCTCCCATCGAGCCCGCAGGATAGCGATCTGGACGAGCAGACCAACGTCCCGGATTCATCCAACGAAGCGATCTACACCAATCTCGGCATCAAGCTGGCCCCAAGTTACGGCAAGCAGGTCATGCCCGACACCAAGATGACAGCCAAGGAGACGTACAATACCCTCCTGTCCAGGGCCGCCATGCCGATTGAGCAGCAGATGCCAGGAACCATGCCATCTGGAGCGGGCAACAAGCCTTGGAGGGTCTACGACAATCCATTCCTGGCGCAGCCTGTCTACCCAACCCTGGCCGGCCAGGACGGCCCGCTCGAATACACCTGAAAGAGGCCACACATGCCGACGATCAATCAACTAGCAGGCCTCAGTCAGATATCCGGCGGCGATCTTCTGCCGATCTACGTCCCGAACAACGGCGATGCTCGCAAGGTCTCTGTCAGTCAACTGCTGGCGTATTTTCAGACCGTATTCGCAGCGCCAACCGTCTCCACGAACCTCTACACCCCAGGCGCCGGGTTCAACATCACCGTGCCGACGCCGGTCAGCGAGCAGCAGTGGATGTTGCTGCAGCCAGCCGGCACGCTGGCCACCGGCACGATCACGCTCCCGCTCAATACCGGCACGCCAGACGGGACGCAGTTGCTGGTGACCACCACGCAGATCATCACGGCATTCACGTTGGCGCTCAACGGAGCTGCTGCGGCATTCGGAGCGCCGACCACCCTGGCCGCTAATGCGTTCTTCACCATGCGTTTTTACCAAGCGACCAACTCTTGGTATCGCATCGGCTAATCTTCAGGAGCGAACCCAATGCCTTACAACTCAGCCCCATTTTCGCCAGGCTACAACCGTGGCGTCATCGTGTCCCCAGGAGCGGCATCGGCCACCGCAACGGTTACCGGCGCCACGCAGACCGTCTGCCTGACCAACCTCGGCGCAAATGTCTGCTACATCCGCTTCGGCGAAACCGCCCCGGTGGTCGCAACCACGGCAGATTACCCGGTGCCGGGAGGCGCGCAGGTAACCATCACCAAGCCCGGCGATTACAGCCTAATGGCGTACATCTCCGCAGCCGGCACGTCCCTGCACGTCATGCCCGGCGAGGGCTTCTGAGATGTACCCGCTGACTCGGCTGCGCTTCCGTATTCGATTCTGGAATATCGGTGGCGGCCCAGTTGCCGGAGCGCTGCTGCAGGAGGATGGGTTCTTCCTGCTGCAAGAGGATGGCGCGTATATTTTGCTTGACTAGGGCATCATGGGCGCCAAAGACTCAAGACTGGATCGGGCTGGCGTCGAGGGCTACAACAAGCCCAAGCGCACGCCATCGCACCCGACAAAAAGCCATGTCGTCGTAGCCAAGGCCGGCGACCAAGTAAAGACCATCCGCTTCGGGCAGCAAGGCGTCTCCGGGTCGCCGAAGATGGAGGGCGAGTCCAAGGCGTCCCAGGCTCGCCGAGAGTCATTCAAGGCCAGGCACGCCGGGAACATCTCCAAGGGCAAGATGAGCGCAGCGTATTGGGCCGATAAGGTCAAGTGGTAAGCCATGCAAATTCCAATCCTGAACGGAATTTACACTGACGGCACGCCGGAGATCCGCACCAGCTACCCCGTCAATCTGGTGCCCGTGCCAAAGGTCAGCGGCATCAGCAACGGCTTCCTTCGCCCAGGTGATGGCATTGTCTCCAATGGGACAGGCCCAGGCGTTGACCGTGGCGGCATCGAGTGGAACAACATCTGCTACCGGGTCATGGGCACCAAGCTGGTCTCTGTCTCAAGCAGCGGCGCGGTAACCGTCCTTGGCGACGTTGGCGGGCCAACCACCAACCTAGTGACCTTTGACTACAGCTTCACCAGCCTGGCGGTCGCATCCGGTGGCCGCCTGTACTACTGGAACAGCACTGCAGGGTTGCTGCAAGTCACAGACCCGGACCTGGGCTTCGTGATCGACTTCTGTTGGGTCGATGGCTACTTCATGACCACCGATGGCCAGTATCTGATCGTCACAGAGCTAAACGATCCATTTGCCGTTAACCCGCTGAAGTACGGGTCAAGCGAAGCAGACCCCGACCCAATACTGGCGCTGCTCAAGCTCCGCAACGAGGTCTACGCTCTCAATCGGCACACCATTGAGGTCTTCAACAACGTGGGCGGCGATCTCTTCCCGTTCGCAAGGATCGAAGGCGCTCAGATTCAAAAGGGTTGCATCGGCACTCAGGCCTGCTGCGTTTTTGTTGATGCAATGGCCTTCCTTGGCGGCGGGCGGAACGAGGCACCCGGCATCTATCTTGGCGTCTCCGCAACGACAACAAAGGTCAGCACTCAGGAGATCGACAACATTCTGCTGCAGTACACCGAAGACCAGTTGAGTGGTGTAAAGCTGGAGGCCAGGAACGACAAGGCTCACGAACACCTGTACGTACACCTGCCAGACCAGACGCTGGTCTACGACGCATCGGCCTCGCGAGAGTTGCAGGAACAGGTCTGGTTTGTTCTAGCCAGCACCACCACCGGCATCGCGCAGTACCGGGCCAGGAACATCGTCTGGTGCTACAACAAGTGGCTGGTCGGCGATCCGCAGTCCAGCGCCATCGGGTATCTCGTGCAGGACACCGGCCACCACTGGGGCCAACAGGTGCGCTGGGAATTCGGTACGCTCATCGTCTACGCCGAGAGCAATGGCGCCATCTTCAACAAGCTAGAACTGGTGGCATTGACGGGAAGCGTTGCCCTGGCCACGCAGGTGGTCAACGGCTTGCTCCAAGAAAACGGGTTCTTTTTGCTGCAAGAGAATGGCGAATACATCCTGCTCGAGCTCGCCGTCTTAAACTCAGCGGCACTCGGAAACCCGCAGATCAGCACAAGCTACTCGCTGGACGGCAGATCATGGAGCCAGGACAGGTTCATCTCAGTCGGCACAGCAGGAGACACCAAGAAGCGCCTGGCATGGTTTCAGCAAGGCCACATGCGCAACTGGCGCATCCAGCGCTTCAGGGGCGACAGTAGCGCCCACGTGTCATTTGCCAGGCTCGAGGCCCAGCTAGAGGCGCTGGCGTTCTAATCCATGGCAACCACCGCTCCGAACTCTCGGAAGCTCAATCTGACGCGGGATCAACTCGCGCAGTTTTTGACCGATCAGCAGCAGATCAGACAGTTCGAAATGCTGTTTGCGGCCGTTGATGCCATCGGGCCTGATGGCGTGCTGGAGGTCAACATTGCAGCCGGCATTGCTCAGACCACCGCCGTGCAAGCGCTGTCCATGATCTCCTCACTGGCGCAAGAATCGGCCATCAATGCCGCGCTGGCCGAGAACAAGGCCAATCAAGCCATGGCCATGCTCGGGAGCCTGGCGGCTTCGGTCGAAGGGCTGCAGATGGCACCGCCGGCCAGAGAGTTCAAGCGATCAAGGTACGGCTCCTTCTACGACACCACCACGCAAACAGCAACGGTCATCAACACGGCCAAGGCGATCACGTTCAACGGCACCGACCTGAGCAATGGCGTGTATATCGGCTCGCCCACCTCGCGCATCATTGTGGACAGCGAGGGCATCTACAATTTTGACACCTCGTTTCAGCTAGACAAAACAAGCGGCGGCACAGCGGTTTTTGATTTCTGGTTTCGCTTAAATGGCGCTGATGTGGCAAACAGCGCCAGCAGAATAACAATTCAAGGTAACAATGCTGAGATTTTCTCATCGCTGAATTACTTTTTTGACCTCAAGGCCAGCGATTATGTTGAGCTAATGTTCTCGGTCACTGACTTG